CTGCCATAGATAAAAATTAACAATTATTTACAATATTAGCTCCATTTCACTTTATCAGCCCAAAAAGCTGCTGACATTTTGCCTTTTGCAATATTTTTAGCGTGTCTTGCCTTAAAACTGCGTCTTTTTGACTTATCTGCCTCTGATTCTCCTTTTCTTGGCGGTTTTGTGTCTGCCCCTTGTGCTCCGAATCTAATTAATTTTATTTTGTCACCTTCTTTTGCCAAAACAACATGAGACTTTGTTGGATGTGATGGTGTTCTCTTGGGTTTATTAAAAGCAGATAAACCAAACCTTTTTAGTCTCGGATCTTTGCTCATTTGCCTTTTCTTCTCATTGCCATGTTATGAGCCTGAGTAAAGCTCATGCCTTCTCTCATCTTACGTTTCATATATTCCATATGGGCTTTTGTATGCCCATGTGTTTCCTGATGCTTTTTAAGAGTGTTTTTTTGTCTGGTGGTTAGTTTCACAGTTACCTCCTTTTGTTGTATTTAGTATATATAGATGCATCTGCTGTTCTTGCCTTATCTCCTCTCATATAACTATTAACCCTACCAAAAGACCATGCTTGCATTGTTGTATTTCTTGACCCACCAGATAAATAAGCCCCCTGTCCTTTGCGATAAACCTCTGCAAGTTCACCATAAAAAAATCTTGTGCCGTCAGCCTTTTTTTTAAGTGCTTTTTTTACGCTTTCGCTTAGTGGTTTTCTTCTTTTTCTTTGTGGTGACATTTTGAGCAACTCTTGATTTTTGTACAGCTTTAATATCAATAAACTCTCCTTTTCTATAGGCTTCAGCAGTCCTTTTTATTTCAGCCGCTTTTGCAGCCCTGTTCTTAGAACCAGACAAGTATTTTTTAGCAATACCTGTCTTTTTGTCTTTAGGAACTCGCCTTAGTTTCTTCCTTTTCACTTGTTACCTTTTTAGATTTTTTAGGAGCAGCTTTTGGTTCTTTTTTCGGTTCATCATAAGATTGAACCTTGAATGTATATCCCATTACTTTTTGCCTCCCTTCTTTTTCTTCTTTGACTTTGGTTTCATGGTAGAACCATACCCAACACCTTTAGGCATAACAATAAAAGTAGCTGCCTT